CTCGAGGTCTGCATGGGCCGCCCTCGCCGACCTCGAGGCCCACCTGGGCGTCGACGCCGACGACGCCGGTGTCATGCAGAACGCCCTCGACGTGTCCCTGGACTGGTGCCACCGGACCCGCCCCGACCTCGACCCCGACACGGACCCCGGCGCCGCCGTGTCCCATGCCGTCGTCCTGTACGCCGGCCTGCTGTGGCGGGAAAAGGCATCCCCGCAAGGGTTCGCCACCTACTCCGAGACCGGCGGAAGCCTCGAGGCCGCTGACGCCTGGTACAACATCCGCCGCCTCCTGGGCGTCGGTAAGCCGGTGGCCCGATGAGCCTGTCAAGCGACCTCGACACCTGGGCGGCGACCCTGGACGTGAACGGCCTGCCCGTCACCCGTGACCCGGCCCGCGTCTACCCGCCGTGCATCTACATGGAGCTGCCGGAATCCGTCTCCGGCACCCTGCCAAGCCTCACCCTCGACGTGCCCGTCTACATCGTCGCGGCCGGTGAAGGCAAGCAGGCCGGGGACCAGCTGCTCGACAACATCACCGCGTTCATCGAAGCGACGAAGGTCAAGCAGCTCACGCCCGAAACCCTGTCCATCTCCCAGACCGACTACCACGCGTACAAGGCCACCGTCCGCGTCTACCTCGACACGACCCCGCCCAACTAAGAGGAGAACCACAATGCCCGTCACCCATCTCGCTGGGGCCGAATTCACGGTGAAGATCGGCGCCACCGACTACACGGCCCAGATCACTGAGGGATCGATCGAGCGGACCGCGAACGTGGTCAAGACCAAGACCCTCGGCCCGAACACCGTCGCCACCCAGACCGACCGCGAGGACTCCCTCTCGGTGAGCCTGCTGTATGACGAGGAGTCCGGCCTGTACAAGGCCCTGCACGACGCGACGGACTCCCTGTCCGCGGTCGCTGTGGAGATCGTCGGCGGCGGCGGCAAGTGGACGTCCTCGTCCATGTCGGTGTCGAGCCTCAGCGCACAGTTCAACGCTGAGGACGTTGCCAGCTGCTCCGCGACGCTCGAGGGCCTCCTGGCCTTCGCCGCTGTCGTCTAGTAGATGGCCGGCCGCACAGGCGGCACCGACATTCACGGCGTCGCCGAAGTCAACCGGGTACTAGCCCGCATCGCCCGCGAGGACCTCACCGAGGCCCGCGGTCGACTGCGGGAGGGCACCCAGCAGATCGCGGAACGCCACGCCATGCCCATGCTTCGGGAGCAGGCCGAACGTTCCGGTGTGCCGATCGCCCCGATCATGGCCGCGACGATGCGGGCCCGGAAGGACCGGATCATCACGATCAGGGTCGGCGCCGTGAACCCCAAGGGCCTGTCCGGCTACCGCTCGAGGTCCGCCGGCAACGGAAAGAACTACCGGACGAACCTCGCCCTGGGATCCAACTACGGTCCCCGCCAGGGCGCCCGCGTCAACAACTACGGCATCGGCCGTTCACCAGGCCGATGGGTTCAGCCCACCCTCAAGGATGCCCGGACATGGAACCGGATCAAGGGCGCCTATGAGGACCTCCTGAGCGACATCCTGCGACAGTACGGAAGGACGTAACGTGGCTCTGCCCGGCATCGTCATCCGCATTGGCGCCGACACGAAAAACGCCATCGCGGGGATCAACCGCACCCAATCACGGCTCAACCGGTTCAGCCGTGACGCCGGCAAGCGCGCCAAGACCATCGGCAAGAACGTCGGCCTGGCCGCCGCCGCTGGTGCCGCAGCTGCCGCCGCTGGTGTCGCCGCGATCAGCTCCGAGGGCGTGAAGGCCGCCGCCCAGGATCAGGACGCCCAGCGGCGCTTGGAACGCACCCTGAAGAACGTAACCGGTGCGACTGAGGAGCAGATCGCCGCCACTGAGGACTACATCGCCAAGTGGCAGCGCTGGTCCGGTGTAGCGGACGACGACATCCGCCCCGGCCTTGAGATGCTGGTCCGATCCACGAAGAACATCGGCCGGGCACAGAAGATCTCTAACACCGCTTTCAAGATCAGCGCGCAAACCGGCAAGCCCTACCTCCAAGTCGTGAAAAGCCTCCTGAAGGCGAATAACGGTCAGGTAACGGCGCTGAAGAAGCTCGACGTCACCGTTGACGGGGAAGTCGAGAACTACGGCGAGCTGAAGAAGGCCCAGGCCGCGCACGTCAAGGCGATCGAGGACGCCGACCGGGTTCGGGAGACTTCCGGCGCCAAGTCCAAGGAGTACGCGAAGGCCCTGGGCAAGGTGCAGGAGGCCGCCGCCAAGATCGCCATGATCAAGGGCGGCGGCGTCGACTGGCTCGCCCAGCTGAATGAGCAGTTCGACGGCGCCGTGAAGGACGATGCCGCGTCCTACGGCGGCACCGTCGCCCGCGTCGCAACAGCCATTGACGATGTCAAGGAGAGCCTGGGCGGCGGCATCCTCGACGGCCTCGGAGACCTCACCAGCGGTTTCGGTGACGTAGACGACGCCATCTATGACCTACAGGAGCCGATGAGGAACATCGGCGTGTGGATGGGTCAGGGCGTCCGCGCCGCGATCTCCAGCCTCGACTGGTTCCTGAGGCAGATCTCCGAAAAGGCCCTCATCTACCAGGGCTTGGTCAACACCCTGGCGATGGGTTCGGTCAACGCGCAGGACACGTTCGGCATCTACGGCGACGACGAAGCCGACATCATGCGGAAGCAGCTCCTGGCCCAAGACGCCGAGATCAAGCGACTCCTGGACGAATTGCAGAACCCCCGCCCTAAGGGCTCCACGAGCACCGGCTACTTCGGCACGTCCGACCTGTACCGGTACGAGTTCCGCAAGACCGACGCGACCGAGCGGGGCGACTCCCGCGGCGCCCAGAAGAAGGCACGAACGAGGAACCCACCGTGACGACCTATGACTGGACCGTCACGATCGACGGCGTCGACGTCTCCCAATGGGTCAAGGCCGCCGGCACGATCGACTACGGCCGCCCGTCCCGGTTCGCGGGATTCCAGGCCCCGATGGCCGTGTTCGACATGTTCACCCAAGACGAGAACCCGAGCCCCGCACCCGTCACGTGGCCGACGGTGGATCTCGGGGATCCCGTCATCATTCACGTAACGTGGGACGGCGTCACACAGTGGCGGAGATTCACGGGCGTCGTTCAGGCCCTCGACTGGTCCACGTCCGGCCTGCGGGTCACCGCGGCCGGCACGTCGGCAGACTGGCAGACCCTGACCGCGTCCGGCCTCGAGTTCACCCTGTCACCCATCGCTGATTCGGTATCGGACGAACTGGACACCGCCCGCGTCGACCGGCTCTGTGACGACGCCGGTGTCTCGATCACTATCGAAGGTGTCCCCGCCCGGCGGGTCCGCGGCATCCCCGCCGGAAGCCTCGCCCAGCCTCTCCTCGACGCCCTCCTGAGGATCGCGGACGACTGCGACGGCCTCCTCATGGAGGACCGCCTCGGTGTCGTCCGCTACCGGACCCGGAATTTCGACCGGCCCGCCCCGTACACGCTGCCGTCTACCGTCGTGGAGCGGGACACGATCGACATGGCATACGAGCGCGGCACCCACGTCAACGCGGTCCGCGTGTTCTACGGCGAGCCCGACGCGAACACCGGTCAGCAGAACTACAAGTACGTGAACGACACCGGCGTATATGACACCGTCAGCGACGGTGAGCGGCTTGTCGAGCTGTACAGCGACCTGGCCTATGAGCGTGCCGCTGAAGGCAGAGGAACCGTCTACATCGAGAAGAATCGACTCGCCTGGGAGGTTCCCGACGTCACCCTGGTCATGAGCCTGGCGACCGGTGCCGAGGCCGACGACATCCTCGACCTTCAACAGAATTGGATGGTCACGCTGGACGACCTCCCGGCTGGGTGCCCGATCGCTTCCTATGACGGTGACATCCTCGGCATCACCGACATCATGCATGAGACCGACTACCGCATCGTCCTGCATCTCGGCCCGCGGATCGCCGACACCGGAGCAACCCCCGAGGAACCGATCTTCGCCGAGGACTCCATCACCGGCGGCACCGAAACCACCTACGAGGACGGCAACGGGTTCCTGTGGCAGATCCACACGTGGGCCACCCCCGGCGACTACACGGCGACCGTCAACAACGACGTCACGTGTGAGGTCCTCGTCGTCGGTGGCGGTGGCGGTGGTGGCAACCAGGGCAGCTCGCGGGCCGGTGGTGGTGGCGGTGCTGGTGCGCTGCTGGCGACCGAGCTCGCGTTCACCCCCGGCACGATCCCCGTCACCGTGGGTAGCGGTGGCGGCGCGTCGACAGCCGGAGGGACATCGAAACTGGCCGAGGCGTGGTGCTACGGCGGAGGCGACGGCGGCGACGCCCAGGCGTCCGGCAACGCCGGCGGCTGCGGCGGTGGCGGGGGGCAGAACAATCCGGGCCCGTCCGCAGCTGGCGGCGCAGCCCTCTACGGATCGCTCGACGCCGGTGTCACCACGAACTCGACCCTCATCCTCGGCGACCCGGGCGATGCGAGCCCGGGCGGCGCGTCCGGCGCCGGTGGCGGCATCTCCTACGCGTCCTCGATCACCGGCACCGCTGTCACCTACTCGGCGGCCGGGGCAGGGAACAACTCCGGCGGAGCGAACCCCGGCGCATCCGGTTCGACCCCCGGTTCGGGTGGTCAGGGTGCCGCACCTAGTGGTTCCCCCGGATCCGGGGCGAACGGTGTTGTCGTTGTCCGCTACAGGATCGGATGAGCCATGTGGGATGTTGACAGGATCCCGACCGGGCCCGGCCTGGTCAAGCGTCACGGTGTCCTCGACGCGAACGTCGACTCGCCGGAACTCACTGACAAGTTCGACGCGAAAGCGAACGCGGTCCACACGCATGCGCAGGCCGATGTCACCGGCCTAGTCACGGATCTCGCGGCGAAGGCCCCGCTCGCGAGCCCGACGTTCACGGGCACGGTCGTCCTGCCGTCGACGACGAGCATCGGGACGGTGTCCTCGACCGAACTCGGCTACGTCGACGGTGTGACGTCCTCGATCCAAACCCAGCTGAACGGCAAGGCCGCCACCGCCCACACGCATGCCCAGGCGGATGTCACGAACCTGACCACGGACCTGGCGGCGAAGGCGCCGCTCGCCAGCCCGACGTTCACTGGTGTGGTGACGGCCGCGGCGGGCTCCGCCGGAACACCATCTGTCACGTTCACCGGCGCGACCAGCGACACCGGCCTCTACTCGCCAGGCGCTGATCAGGTCTCGATCGCGACAGCCGGCACGGAACGGCTGCGAATTGACTCCGCGGGTCTGATTACGGGAACCGGCACCAGCCTGGGAGCGTGGACGAGTTACACGCCGACCCTCGCGGGCGGTACCTGGGCCATCGGCAACGGCACAGCAGCGGGCCTCTACTGCCGGATAGGTAAGGTCGTGCACTACAAGATCAAGATCACGTTCGGCAGCACCAGCGCCTACGACGCCGCCACCGCCCCCACACTTTCCCTCCCCGTCACGGCCATCAGCGGATCGGGAAACTACGGCATTGACGGCGTCTACTACGACTCGTCCACCGCCGCGTTCTACGTGGCCGCTATCACCTACGCCAACACCACCACCTTGCGCTGCTACTACACCAGCACCACCAGTGGGCAGATGTCGCTGGTCACGTCGACGCAGCCGTTCACCTGGGCTACCGGCGACCTCATCCAGATCACCGGCACCTACGAGGCGGCATAGATGAACACCGACGACACCCCCGCCCTGTCCATCGAGGACATCGAAGCGATCCTCGCCGCCGCCCCACCCGAGCCCGAACCCGAGCCTTTCCCCGGCGACCCCGACGCCACCTGGACCTACTGGACCGACCTCGACACCGCCGAGCGTGGCGTCCCCGACGAATGGGTCTGGGAGAGGCTCCGCCTACGCCGCGACCAGCTGCTCCGCGACACCGACCACATGGTCCTCCCCGACAATCCCCGAGACGGCCGCGCCGTCCGCGACTACCGGCAGGCGCTCCGCGACCTCCCCGAACGCACCACCGACCCCCGCAAAGCCACCTGGCCGGTCAAGCCATGAGGACCATCATCCACGCCGTCGTCCTCGGCGGCCGCCGCATTCAACCCGCCGCCCTGGCCATCACCCTCGCCGCCATCGCCCTGTTCTTCACCTACATCGGCCGCCAACGCGTCGACGGGCCATGGGAAAACGTCCTCGCCGCCCTCGCCGCCGCTACCGCCATCCTCCTGTCCGCAGGCTGGGCCCTCAACCGGCACGGGCTCATGCGCGCCGGGCTCCTCCTCTCCGTCGCCATGTGGTGTTTCACCTCATGGATCGCCGCCGTCGGCCTCGGCGCGCTGACGAGTTTCCTCCTCGCCCTCGCCTGGACAGTCCTCGCCGCCGGGTCCTACTGGCTGGAAGAGGTCGAGGCGCAAGCAGTCCGCCGGGGCAGCCCATGAACTCCAGCCTCGACCAGGTCCTCGGCATCGTCATCGCCACCATCGTCGCGATCGTCCTGCGCTGGTCCGCCCGCCGCTGGCCGCTACCCGGCGAGAAACCCGACAAGAACGAGGAGGACGACTAATGCCCCACATCCCCGCCGCCTACCGCCGGTGGCTCTACCTGTGCACCGCGACCGCCCTACCCATCCTCATCGCCTACGACGTCGTCTCCGAGTCCGTCGCCCCACTGTGGGCGAACCTCGCCGGCGCCCTCCTCGGCGTCTCCTCCGCCGCCCTCGCAGCCGCCAACGTGACAAAGGACCACGACGATGACGTTCCACAGTGACCTGAAGCGGGCCCTCATCGCGCAGCTCGGCAAGGAGAACGTCACGTTCATGCCCGGCTGGGACCGAAAGCAGCGCGGATTCACATGGAAGCGCGGCGGGGCCCCGCTCGCCCTCATGGCCCACCACACCGCCGGAGCCGCCACCGACTCCACCGACCCCAAACACCCCGGCAACCGCAAAGCCGCCGACGAGTCCCAGGCGAAATACGTCCAGAACATGAACCCATCCGGCGTCCCCGGCGCAAACTTCACCCTCGGCCGCTCCGGTCACCTGTGGGTCCATGCCGCCTACCCGTGCTGGCATTCCGGCGCCGGCACGTTCAAGGGCAAGGCCCCGTACGACACGCTGCGGATCCCCGACAACGCCGCGGCCGACTACCTCATGGGCGTCGAAGCCGTGTCCAAGGGCATGAAGCGCGACTGGACCGCCAAGCAGAAGGACGCGTTCGGAGGCTTAGCCCGCGCTGTGCAGACCGCCGCCGGGTGGAAGGGATTCACGAAGCGCCTGCCCAACCACAAGACCTGGGCCGGAAACCGGAAGGTCGACACCCGCTACACGGAGGACACCCTCCGCAAGTGGGCAGAATCCGACTAGCGGCACTCGGATTCGAAGAACGCCGGGAACACCAGGCTGACGTCGTACGGCTCGACCTCGACGCCCTCAATGATGCCGAGGTACAGCTCGTATCGCTGCTCATCATCGGCCGCCAGCCAGTCCGCGCACGCCGCCGCCTGGCTCTCGGCTGGGATCCCAGCCCAGGCGGTCGCCAGTCGCTGGCGCAGCTGCTCCTGATCGCTGGCGATCTCCTCGACCACCGTTGTCCTCTGAGGCGTCACCGTCGCCGCCGGTGTCGAGCACCCAACCAGGGCCCCGCCGGCCGCCAGGACTACCGCCACCACACCGGCCACAGTACGTTTCATCACGACCCCCGTCCGTCACCTTCACGGTACTCCCGCGAAACGCCGTACACCCCCGCACACGCGACAAAGGTCGGGGCGGGGGTGTACGGTGCGATTGCTGAAGTCGCAAGGCCGATGATACCGCGTCAGTGCAACAGCCGGTGATAACGCCGAAACTGTGCATTATGACAAAGTGATCTAGAGGCCTTGCCCGAGCGAAGGGCAGGACCATGCACACCCCACTTGACCGTCTCCCTCTTCTGGAAGCGTTGAACGTTCCAGTTCATGTCACGGGGGACGCGACATCCATGATCACCGGTTCAGCAAAGGCCATGACCCCATTCGGGGCCCTCACCGGCCGGACACCCATTCACGTCGAGGATTTCGGCACCGACTCCGCGCTCATCTCGTTCATGTGCGGGTCGACACCGGTGCAGGTCGCCGTAGCGGGCGACAACTTCACCGGCCTGATCCGGGCCCTCATCGCCAAGGCCGCCGAGCATCGTGCCCAGCTCGAGGCCGAACTCGACGCCGTCCTCGAGGAGGGCGCCGCATGAACGGCCCCACCGTCCTGATCCTGCTGTTCGGCACCATGCTCGTGCTGTTCGTCGCCATCGTGAAGCTCGACCGGTGGCTGGACGACCGGGAGACGAACGCCCTGATCGCCCAGGAGCGCCGCCGCGAGGAGGCCCGTCGCCGCCTGGCGGAGATGTACCGGGCGAACCCCCAGCACATCCGCCTGGGCCACCCGGACGACGTCGCATGAGCGACGTCAACGCTGTCGCCGTCCCTGAGCGGGACCTGATCCGCGTCGACCTCCCGGGGTCCGGCCACTACTTCACGACCGTCCTGACGATCGATCAGGCGACCCGCCTGGCGACCGCCCTGAAGGTCGCCCTCGCACGACTCACACCACCACCCGACCGCCCGAAGCGGTCCACCACACGGGGAGCAAAGAATGACTGACCTTGTCCGCGCCACGACCGCCCCGCTCGGGGACCGGATGCAGTACGCGAAGGCCCTCGCGGAGGCGAACCTCCTGCCCGCCGCGTACCGCAAGCAGCCCGCGAACGTCCTCCTGGCGATGGAATACGGGGACGCCCTCGGCCTGTCCCCCATCGCCGCGATTCAGGGCGTCCACATCATCGATGGCAAGCCGACCGCGTCGGCGCAGCTGATCGGCGCCCTCGTGCGGAAGGCCGGCCACCGGCTCCGCGTCAAGGTGTCCAGTGATGGGTCAGCGGCGAAGGCGACGATCATCCGCCGCGACGATCCGGAGTTCGAGTTCGAGTCCGTGTGGACGCTCGAGCGGGCCCAGGGTGCCGGCCTGCTGGGCAAGGGCACATGGAAGCAGTACCCGGCCGCCATGTTGAAGTCCCGTGCGATCACTGAGGTCGCCCGGGATGCGTGCCCGGAGGTGCTGTCAGGTGTCGCGTACACGGCGGAGGAGCTGGGCCACGACGACATGACCGTGACCGTGGAGCGGGTCGTGACCGAGATCGACCACACCTGGGACATGCCTGACCCGGAGCCTGAGCCGGCACCGGTGCGGAAGGGCGGCCGGTCCCAGGCGCCCGCGACACCCGCCCAGCGGCAGTTCATCGGCCGGTTCGTCCGGGAGATCGGATACGAGGACACCGCCATGTTCCTGACCTCTCCTGATGCCCGCACGATCCTTGGGGCCCTCGGTGAGGACGATCACGGCCAGTGGGTCACCGCGGAGCAGCTGACGAAGGCCCAGGCGTCGACCCTGATCGACGCGTTCAAGCGGTTCCATGACGAGCAGCCCGTCGAGGCCGAGGTCGTTGACGAGCAGGCCGCCGGCGACGATTACGAGGCCGGCCGATGAGCTGGGACCGGATCCACCGCATGGAGCTCGAGGCCGCACGCCTGCGGGCCGACATCGATGCCGTTGAGGCTCAGGTCGCTGACCTTCGGGCCGAGCGGGCGCGACTGATCGAGTCCCGGGATCTGGCCCGCCGGGTGGCGATGCGCCTGGAGGAGGAGAACCACCTCCTGGCGTCCGCGTCGCCGGTGTGCGCGATCTGCCAGGGCGTGGTGACCCCCGTACGGGTGAAGGGCACCGCGTCGTGAGCGCGGCTGAGATCCGCGCCTGGGCAGCGGCCAACGGGATCGACTGCCCTCCACGAGGCCGCATCCCGAACACCATCGCCCAGGCCTACGCGGACGCTCACCCCGATCCGCTCGAGGACGAGGCGGACGACGACCCGCAGGATGAGGAGTCGTTCACGATCGACCTGCACATCCCGGGCACCGACCCCGACACGGTCAGGACGATCGAGGGCTACCTGTTGGAGGCCGTCTGGCACGCGTTCCGTGCCGGGCAGGAGGCCGAACGGCAGCGCATCACCGCAGCGCTGGGGGTCCAGTGATGGCGGGCCCGGTGTTCAACTACACGGTCCGCTGCCAGCAGTGCGGAGCCCAGGAGCCCCGGCCGCCGGCGATCTACCTGAACCGGACCGCGATGGACGAATGGATCAAGTACCACCGTTCGACCTGCACGGGGACGCACGCGGCGTTCTGCTGGTGCGACGGATGCCAAGGCCGCATCGCCCACCCGGAGGGCGGCCATGCGTGAGATCCTCCGCCGTTGCATCCGCTGCGGGTTCCCCGCCTACAGGTTCCAGCCCTGCCACACCTGCCGTGTGTTGGAGCGTGCCCGATGATCGAGCGTGATGAGACACCGTTCATCGTGTACGCGTCCGGCCACTGTGACGCGTCCTGCTGGGACTGCGACTGGACCGCCACGTTCGACTCGATCGCCCAGGCGTTCAACGGCTGGCGCATCCACCGGAAGGCCCACGCATGAGCGGGGTCGAGCTGCACGGGAAACGGGACAACGTCCTGAACGACCGGCTACGGCTCAACGGCCTGGTGGATCCCCCGCCGATCTCAGTCCGGCATCGGGAATGGGGCCGGAACGTGCCCGCCGTCGACCTCGACATGGTCGCAGTCGAGTACGACATGGCGACCCCCGTCGCCGTGATCGACTACAAGTACGGCCTCGGGACCGTCGTCAACATGGGGCACGCATCGATGAGGGCCCTGGGCAGGTTCCACTCCCCCGCGGGGCCACCGTTGCCGGCGTTCGTCGCCCGGTACGCGGTGGATCCGTGGCAGTTCGCCCTCGAGCCGCTCAACACCGCCGGCGCGCAGCTGCTCCACGCGCACGGCATCGAACCTAGGACCGTCCTCGAGGAGGACACCTTCATCACGTTCATCTACAGCCTGCGGGGCCGTCAGGCCCCACCCATCGGACAGCACGGGAGGACGGCCTGATGGGCCTGCCATGGGTACGGATCGACGCCAACATCGGCCATAACCCGAAGATCATCGCCCTAGCCTCCGAAGGCCGCTGGCGGGCCATGAGCGCCTACCTCGTGGGCATCGCCTGGTCAGGCGGACAGGGCACAGCGGGGTTCATCCCGACTAGCGCGCTGCCGTTCATCCACGCCACGCGGAAGGACGCCCAGCAGCTCGTGGACGTGGGCCTGTGGCACTCGTCAGACATCGGAGACGGCTACCTGATCAACGATTGGGACGTGTACCAGCCATCCGCAGAGGTAGGCGACTCGTACACGGCGAAGGCCCGGAAGGGCAACTGCATTCGCTGGCATGGGCACGCCTGCGGCTGCTGGAAGGTATCGCCCAGCGATCGCCCAGCGAATCGCCCAGCGATCGCCATCGCGCAATCCACGAACGAACGAACGAACTAACGATGGTAGTTACGTTGAGAGATGACGTTCCTGTAAGTCACGCGCACGAAGAACAGCCATGACAGCGCGCCATAACCAGACCCAGCAGGCCGCACTTAGGCGACTCCTCAAGCCCATCATCGACAGCGGAACAGCAGTCTGCCGACGATGCGGCAACACCCTCCCCCCCGGTGTGCCCTGGGACGCCGGCCACGTCATCGACCTCCACAAGCGCCCAGACCAGGCAACCATGAGCGCAGAGCAGCTCGTCCGCGACGGACTGGTACGCCCCGAACACCGATCCTGCAACCGATCAGCAGGAGCAGCAGCAGGCAACCGCAAACGAGGACAGGACCGCAAACGCGCCAACCGCAACAATCGCAACGATTTTTCTGAATCGAACGGGGACTCCGCACTCGATCTCCCGAACCCTTCCCGGAAACGCCCTAGGAAGGCCGTAGAGCGGTCGACGCCTGCGGGTGGTGTGGACATACCGGCGGGGATCGTTCGGGCTCCTGCGACCGTCCTGAGGCCGAAACGGCGTGGTGGGTTCGTGTTGCCGAGGTTGGAGACGCCGAAGGCTCCCCGGGTGCGGTCGTTGGGGCCGGAGGTCGTGGCGTGGGTGAACGAGTCGGGCCTGAACCCGTACCCGCTCAGTGGCTGGCAGGAGTACGCGTTGCATCGGGCGTTCGAGCTGCGGGGTCAGGTCCTGCGGTGGCGGGTCGTGATCGTGACGATCTCCCGGCAGCAGGGCAAGTCGGTCCTGGCTCGGTCGGTGGCGTGGTGGCGGATGCACCAGGGCGAACGGTTCGGTGAACAGCAGCTGCTGCTGCACACGGCGAACCTTGCGATGACGGCTACCGAGGTCTGGCGGCCTGCCGCCAGGCACGCGGACGTGACGTATGCCGAGGTTCGGGAGCGGATGCGGGAGGAGATGAAGGGCACCGGCGTTCGGATCCCGTTGCCGGCGAAGCGGGGCAAGGGCCAGGAGGAGATCGACCTCGAGCCGTACGGTCATGGCCGGTGGGTGGTGCAGGCGGCGAACGACAACACCGGCATCGGGTACAGCCTGTCCATGGCGCTGGTGGACGAGGCGTGGAATGTGCAACGCCGGGTGGTGGATGAGTCGATCTTCCCGGCCATGAGCGAGCGGGAACAGCCTCAGCTGTGGCTGATCTCGACGGCGGGTGACTCCTCGAGCGATCTCCTGCGGTCGTACCGGGAGGCCGCCCTGGCGGACAAGGATGGGACCGGGGACATCCTGCTCCTCGAATGGTCCGCGCCTCCGGAAGCACCGTACGACGACCCGCAGACGTGGCGATGGTCGTCGCCGTTCTGGTCCAAGCATCGGGAACCGACACTCAGGTCACAGTTGCAGTCCCTGCCTGAGGGCGCCTTCCGGGTCCAGTACTTGAATCAGTGGGTGAGGGCGGTCGACGCTTGGTGCCCGCCGACGACCTGGGCAGTCGGCACGTCCGACGTGGAGCCCGTGGGGCCGCCGGACGTGATCGCGGTGGAGGTGTCCCCGGATGGGAACCGGTACGGCATCGTCCAGGCGTGGCAGGCCGACGACACGGTCATCGTCCGCGGCATGGTCACACAGTCGGCGTCCCAGGCGTGGCGGACGGTGGACGAGTCACCGGCCCGTCGTCTGCTGCTGCCGCCGCCGCTGGCGATCCACTACGCCGGCCGGAAGCGGGTCGACGTCGTCGGGGTCACCGAGGCGGGCCGGCACCTGATCGGCGTCGGGCGGGCGATCGCGGGCGGGAAGGTCCTGCACCATCCCGAGGATCACGCCCTGACCGACGACGTCGCCCGGGCGGTCGCCGTCCAGACAGAGTCCGGGATGCGGCTCAGTGTGCGCCGCTCCCCCGGCCCGACCGAGGCCGCCAGGGCGATGGTGTGGGCGGTCGGTGAGCTGCTCCGCCCAGGCAAGGCGAAACCCCGCATCCGCTCCGCGTGACACGCCCGGGCGTCACGCATCCTTGACACGTTTCGGGCCCGTCGTGTCCAGCATGTAGGGCGTGGGTCTTTGGCCGGCACGTGCCCGTACCGCGATGGACGACGTCCAGGCGCGTGTCCAGGCGTCCGAGACGTGGCCGACCGCATCCACGACCATGACCACCGGCGGATCGTTCGCGGTCACGATGATGGATGCCTACAGCTCACCCGTCCCCCGGTCACTGGCCCTGTCCGTGCCCGGTGTGCTCCGCGGGATCACCCTCATCGCGTCGACCATCGCCGGGCTACCGCTCGAGCGGGTCGACGCCAACGGCCGCCGCGTCGACCTCGGATGGCTTGCCCAGCCCGAAGCAGGCCGGCCCAGGTATCACACCACCGTCGACACCATCACCGACCTGATCCTCGACGGCCGCGCCTACTGGCTGATCCATGAGCGTGACGGCGCCGGCGCCCCCCGCTTCGGCGGCGTCGAGTATGTCGCCCTGGACCGGGTCGGGGACATCCTCCTGACGAACGGCGGGCACACCATCACCGTCGACGGCAAGCCCGTCGACCCGCGGAACGTGATCGCGTTCCAGGGCATCCATTCGGGGATCAGGCACCACGGCGCCCGCATCATCCGCACCGCGATCGCCCTCGAGGCCGCCGCGAAGCGGTACGCCGACACCCCCATGCCGTCCGTCACCCTGGTCAACGACACCGGGTACGAGATGGACGACACCGAGATCGACGCCCTCCTGACCGCGTACAAGACCGCCCGGAACGCTGAGGGCGTCGCGTACTCCACGATCAAGCCCGTCCCCACCGCCTGGGACGCGATGCAGTTGCAGCTGGTGGAGGCCCGCCAGTTCACGAACACGCAGCTGGCGAACCTCCTCGGCCTGCCCGCGCAGTACATCGCCGGTGCCGCGACATCGTCCGGTGGCACGGTGAGCTACCAGAACGTGACCTCGGACGCGAGGAGCCTGATCGACTACGGCCTGAAGGAATGGATCGCCGCGTTCGAGTCCCGCCTGTCCATGTCGGATGTTCAGGGCTCCGCCTGGACCACCCAGGTCACGCCCCGCGGGACCACCGTCCGCGTCTCGATCGACGCCCTCCTGCGAGGCAACCCGCTCGAGCGGGCCCAGCTGTACGCGCAGCTGATCCCGCTCGGTGTGCTGACCGTGGATGAGGCCCGCGCTATGGAAGATCTCGCCCCGACCGGGAGGACCCCCGCATGACCGAGCTGACCGCCGCATTCGCCCTGACCGCGTCCGCGAACCTCGACAAGCGCACCATCACCGGGACCGTGGTCCCGTTCGGTGTCGTCGGGCACACGAACCTCGGCCCGACCATCATCGAAGCCGGCGCCGTCCAGCCCGGGGACAAGGTCGTCCTGCTCATGGAGCACGACCGGACCCGGCCCATCGGGCTCCTGGCAACATCCGTCATCCACGACGACCGGATCGAGGCCACGTTCCGTGTCACCGGGACCAGCGCCGGTGACGACGCCCTCCTCGAGGCCGCCGACCGGATCCGCGACGGCCTGTCCGTCGGCCTGGACGCCGTCGAGTACGACGTCGATCAGGACGGCGTCGTCCACGTCACCGCCGGCGTGTGGCGCGAGACCTCCCTAGTCACGTTCCCGGCGTTCACCGAGGCCCGCGTCGACCGCGTGGCCGCCACCGAAGCCCCCGCACCCGCCCCGGATGCGGACACCCCCACCGAAGAGGAGCACACCGTGACCGAGGTCACCGAGGCCGTGGCAGAGGTCACGGCAGCAGAGCCGCAGCACCTTGCCGCGGCATTCATCCCGCGGGCCCACGTGCAGGACGCGTTCCCGTACCGTGAGACCGTCCGCGACGATCGCGGCGTCCAGGCGTCGTTCTTCCGCGACATGATCCGCGCCCAGCACGACCCCGAGGCCGCCGAGCGCTACCGGGTCGCCCAGACCATGCTCACCGCCGCCGCCGGCGTCCAGACCGACATCGCGGAGATCATCCCCACGCAGTACCGGCCCGACATGTACGTGGGTCAGCTGTCCAACTCGCGCCCGGTGATCGACGCGTTCTCCCGCCAGTCGATCGACGGCCCGAACCCGCAGCGTGTGCCCCGGTTCAAGGCCGCGTCCGGCCTGAACGCCGACCACGTCGAGAACACGAACCCCGCTGAGGGCGCGTTCGAGACTGATGAGGTCGTCATCACCCCGAAGGCCGTCTCCGGCATCTACAAGGGCTCCCGTGAGATGTTCGAGGGCTCGACCCCCGCGGTGGATGCGCTGATCATGAACGCGATCCGTGAGGAGTACGCGTCGGAGACCGAGGCGTACGCCGCGACGACGTTCCTCACCGGCGCGACCGCCGGCACCGTGGTCGACATCTCCAACGGTGTCACCCTTCAGGTGATCGAGCGGATGATCACGTTCCAGGCGAACCGCAAGCGCGCCGCTGACGTGCTCCTGGCCGGTACGACCCTGTTCCCCGAGCTGGTCAAGCAGGTCGACCTTCAGGGCCGCCCGCTGAACCCGTACGTCGGCGCGACGAACGCCCCCGGCTCGATCGGCATGGGCGCCCTGTCGGTGAACGTCGGCGGGTACGTCACCCCGTACGTCGCCAGCCTGACCGACGGCCTCCTCGGCGTCCGTGAGGACGCGGTCACGTTCGAGTCCGGCCTCCGCATGTGGCGCTGGGAGGAGAAGTCCGGCCCGGCGACGATCGAGATCGCCGCGTTCGGCTACATCGCGTGTGCGGTGCTCCGCCCGCTCGGCCTGCTGAAGTTCGCCACCCAGGCGTAACCCCCCCCCGGAGCGGTGGTCCCGCCCCGAGCCCCCCGTCACCGGGGCGGGACCACCCACACCACCTAGGAGAAGACTCATGGCTGCATGGGCCGCCCTCGCCGACCTCGAGGCCCACCTGGGCGTCGACGCCGACGACGCCGGTGTCATGCAGAACGCCCTCGACGTGTCCCTGGACTGGTGCCACCGGACCCGCCCCGACCTCGACC